GTGGGTGGGCGGGTAGTTCCCCGGTACCGCGGTCCAGTCCCCCGGACCCGAGATCGAGTCCGAGATGTGGCCCTCGGTGGACTGGCCCTCGGCCTTGTACATGTCGGTGACCGTGAACATCACCGTCACATCGCCGGCCGTGTTGTCGGTGGCGCCCTGCGAACCCGGCGCACCGGTACCACCCAGTTCCGCGCCCGAGATGGTCTCCCGCGCCGGGTACTGGCCAGCCATTGTGGTGGAGTCCACCCGCGCCGGAGCACCATCCGTTCCGGGCGCACCCGTGCCACCGGGCAGGCCAACCCCGAACAAGCTCGTCGGGTACTGGCCGGGCTGGTTCACACCGTCCCGGCCGGGTGCCACACCAGCGGCGGGGCGAGAAGGCGAGTAGTAGTCGTCAGCCATGGTTTCCTCCTGGCCGTGGGCATGGCGAGGCCGGGGTTGCCCCCGGCCCTCGTTGATCAGGTCGTCGGACCCTGGAACGTCTTGATCGCGCCCGTCTGGTCCACCAAGATCCCGTCACCGCGCAGCACCGCGCGGAACGTGATCAGGTCGGAGTCGAACGCGAAGTCGTCGGACCGTTCGAACCGCACCGGGCCGACCATCCGCACGAAGTACTGCGAGAAGTCGCCGAACGCGATCGACTTCGCACCCGTCGCCGTCGCCGGCATGAACGGGTCCGCGACCAGCGGCTTACCCAGCAGCAGGTCGGGGGCGCCGAGAACCATCGAAGGCTCCCAGATCGGCCGGTTCTGCGAGTCCAGGATCTTCCGCAGGCCACCAATGGTGGCGTCACGGGCGATCCAGTAGCAGGACCGGGACTGCCGGTACGGGGCGATGACCGAGTACTCCAGGTCGACCAGGTCGGAGTACTGCGGCGCACCGGTCTTGCCGGTGGTGGTGCCCGTGACACCCACCGTCGCCGACGTCATGAAACCCGTGGGCTGGGTGGTGCCAGCACCGGTGACGAGGTCGGCGCCGAACTTGTTACCCAGCGCCCGACCGGCCTGCATCGCCAGGTATCCGATGACATCGACACCGGAGTCGTCGATGAGCTCGCGGCTGACCTTCAGCAGGATGCCGTACTTGAACGCGGCCAGGGTCGCCAGGCCGAACGTCGGGTCCGACGTCACAAGCGGTGAGGCCTGCGTCGCGGACGTGGCGCTGGAGTGCGCCGTGGTCTTCGGGATCTGCAGCGTCTCGCCGCCGTTGGTGTTGAGCACCGTCGGGCCGCACTGCATGACACCGGACACCTCGATGAGGTGCGCGATCAGGCGGTCGTAGAAGTCGGTCGGGGTCAGGTTCCCGCCCGCACCCGTGGTCAGGGTGGACAGGGTACGGAAGTTGACCGGGCCCGCGGGGCGCAGGTCCAGGTGCCGTCCCTGGCCGGGGTCGCCGCGAAGCCACGACCGGACCTCGGTGTCGACCTGGTCGTTGCCGCGCTTCTCGACCTTCTTCCCGGCCAGCGCGTCGAACGCCGCGTCAGCGTCCTTGGACCGCTTCTCCTGGTCCAGGACCGCCTTGATGCGGGTGTCGAGCTGGTCGAGCTCACCATTCAGGGCTTCCCAGGTGCCCTGCTCCTCCGCGCTGAAGGCGCGGTTCTCTTCGGCTGCGCGGTCGGCGATTGCCTTCGCCTCGTTCCAGACGTTCAGGCGCCGGTCGCGCAGCTTCTTGGCAACCTCGCTCACGAGGGTGTCCTTTCAGCTGGTTTTGGATGGCTGCGCGACGTGGGTTTCGCCCTGCGTCAGGGTTTTTGGTGCATGACGACGACCGCTTCGGTGGATTGCGTCCTGCCGAAACGGGGTCGGGTGGTGCGGGTTGGGTCGGGGTTCAGCGGTGGGATGCGCCCTGCCGCGTCACTCCCAGGGGTCGGACTTGCGGGCCAGAAGCTCCAGTGCCGCGGCGGCGCCGAGCATCTTCGGCTTCTGCCTGACCGGCTGCCCGGTGTTGTCGGTGCGGATAAAGAACTTCCGCAACTCGTTCAGTGCGGCCAGCGACCGGACTTCGGCGAGGTCGGCTTCCATCCGCCGCGCCAGTGACTCGTACGCCACGTCGGGGCCGATGGCCAGCCGCTTCACCTCGACCGGGTCCAGGGACCGCATCCCCACCGACGAGTCGTCGTAGGCAGGGGTGTTCACGGGTGCCACGTCGACGAGTGCGCCGGTGATGAGGTGTCGCATCGGGTAGCCCTGGTCGGACATCTTCCAGTCGTCCTCGTGGCACCGCCATGCGCAGGACGACCTGCGTACGTCGCCGCGCTGCACCAACTCCATGACGTAGGTGGCGGCCTTGGGCGGGTCGACCTCGTAGTCCAGGCCGGTCTCGTCCAGGCGCATCCGCAGCGTCCCCGCACCGGTGGTGCCCAACAGCTGGTTGTCATCGTGGTTGTACCGGCACATCACGTCCGGCCAACCATCCCCACGGGACTTGTTGAAGAAGCTGCGCTCGTACTGCTCGACGAACCCGCCGAGGTTCTTCGAGGTCTTGTTGAACATCGCGGCATAGCCACCGATGCGGGAAAGACCGTCGCCGGCGGCGCGGTACTCCACCGTCACTGGCGTGAACCGGCGCTCGACGGACATGGGTTCTGACCTTCCGTTAGTACTGTCGTCACCGACCTGGATTCCGAACTTCTTCGCCGCCGCCCTGATCTTCGGCATCGCCTTGTCCCCGAACGGGGACTGTGGCGCGCGGGAAAGCGCGTTACGCACGTGGTCCGCGTCCTGGATCGGGAAGTGCCGCAGCGACCGCGGCACGGTCTTCCCGCTTGAGTCCTTGCTGCCGCCCGGCTCGATGTAGGCGAAGTCGGAGTCCGGCAAGTCGTTGATGGACTGAGTGGACATCTCTGCCACGGCTATCTCCTTCTCAGCCCGGTCCGACCTTGTGGCCGCGGGGCGGCTTTCCGTGCGTCACCCGGTTGAGGTCGCTGCCGGGGTAGAAGTGGAAGACGTCGTGGAACCAGTTAGTGGCGGTTCGCTTCGCTTCGTCCTCGCTCTTTATGTACCGGGGCCACAGGAGGTGGAACAGCGTGGTCCACGGCTTCGGGGAATCGGCCCACTTCGCGAGGCCTTCACCCTTGGTCCAGTAGTCGTGAAGCTGGTGCGCGTCGCCTGGGTGGGTGTCAACGCCCGCGGCGCGGCCCTCTTGCCTGACGGTCGTGTCGAGCGCCTTGAGCAACTTCTGCAGGTCTTTCGGGGAGAAGACGCTGTCGCCGGCGTCGCTGCCGTCGACCTCGAGGGAAGTCGTCCACGATGTCGGGTCGTCGTCGGTGAGGTAGACGTTCCAGGAAAGGTCACCCCAGCCGGATGGAACCTTCCCGCTGGCCACAGGCTCGGCGAGGTCCGGGTGGCCACCTGACGCCCACTCCCTATCAGCCTGGGCGGCCGCCTTCTTCGCCTTCGCGTTCG